AGAGCCATTTCGGCCAGTTGCAGCCAAACCGCTGGCGCAGCCCGTCCAACTGGGGACCGGGCTTTGTCATCCTGAACCCCGTACAGTCACCGACTTGAGGAATCGACCATGAGCCTGATTGGACTTTCGCCCACCATCACTGCGACTCGCACCATCGTTGCTCCGCTTGAACTGGCTAATTCGGCTAATGTCGCTGCAAATACCAGCGTTGTCGCACGGGTGCAGACTGCAACTCGTCCTGTGACTGGCACTGGTTGCCTTGTTGTTTCTGCTCCGCTGAACTACATGGTTCTTCAGACGCTGAACACCTCTGGTGCAACCAGCGTGGTCTGGTATGCGATTGGTTGGACGTTCTCCACCAGTGCCGCTGTCTGGGTTCCGAAGTTGCTGACCAAGTTCAGCGTCACTCCGTCCACTACCTCCGGAGCAGCAATCAGTTCGCTCCGTCCGGGCCGCGACTACACCAAGAGCCTTGGTGATGTCAAGATTTACAACGGCGAAGAAGCCTCTTGCCCGGGCGGATTCGTGATCTTCGACGTTGCCGGAAGCGAACTTGTTGAATTGCAGGGTGTCACAGCGGCTGCTGGAAACATCAACGCTCTCATCGGGTACATCTGATGCATGCACGAAACCGGACATGGCTACTCGGCAGTGATCCTGTTGAGCGTTGTCGGCAGCGCACGATGAACGTGGAAGGCGGCGATGGCTCCACGCTTTCGCTTGACTTCACCACGGGTGTCCTTGACCCGCGCCTGACGCTCACGCGCAGCACCAACGCCACCTTCATCAACTCGCGGGGGTACGTTCAATTTGCCGATGCGAATATGTTTGTCAACAGCGCGTGGACGGACGCAAACAACACGCCAGCCGGATGGACGCTTGGAACTGGTACTGGTTCAGTAAGCCGCTCTAACGAAACGCGCACGCTGACTTGTGCCGCCCAGCAGTATTGGTGGTATCAGCAGCCAGCATCTCGCTCGGGCTTGACGTATTCCGTGTCCGTTGAAGTGACCGCCGTGAGTGGCACGATCTTGTACGGAGACATCATCCTTGCTGGATCTTCGACCTATATTGCGTGGTACAAAGATGGGGTACTGCAAGCGGGTGGTACTTCAACAACGGTCACCACCGGGGTCATCACCCTCATCTTCACGGCCAACAGCGACAACACGATTCTCCGTCTTGGCCTTGGATCGGCTGGAACCAATGTCACCGGAAGCGTGACGTTGCGCTACCCGCAATTCCAGCAAGGTCAGGTTTCGCTTCGCTCGTACTACGAGAATACAAGCACAAGTGTGGCGCGTTTCAACTCTGCCCGCTTCGACTACGACCCCACCACTTTGACTCCTCGCGGTCTGCTGATTGAGGGAAGCGCAGCCAACTACGCCAACTACAGCAATGCGCTTTATGGCACGGGATGGAATTCGGGAGGAACTCCAACTATTACCCCCGCTGGCGGAGCAGTTGCTCCCGATGGCGTTTCAACATCCACTAGGTTTGTTTTCCCGCCGGTTGCGGGTGGCAATCCAAGTCGAACATACTTCTTGACTACCTACCCAGCAGGATCATATCCGTACACGGTGTCGGTGTGGATGAAGAGCAACACGGCTCAAAACTACAACATCAGCATCCTTGGAAACACAACCACCAACAACACGGTGACTCCGGTTTGGCAGCGGTTCCAAGTGACGGCGACTGCAGCGGCTCCTTTGTATGGATACGTCTACATCAGCAACGAGTCAACTACCGTAACTACCGACATCTCCATGTGGGGCGTACAACTTGAAGCAGGAAACGGCGCATCCTCGTACATCCCGTCCGGGGCAAGCCAGGGGAGCAGGGCGGCGGATTCTTGCGTGATGACCGGGACAAACTTCTCGTCGTGGTTCAATGAATCGGAAGGCACTTTTATAGCGCAATTTCAGACGCAGCATCAAGGAAACACCTCCAGCGCGGCATACTTGCTTGCGCTTGACAGCAGCGCATCAAAGCGACTCATATACCTAAATACCTCTCTAGACACCGCATCCACATTTGATGGAACCTTGGTGATTAGTGCTGTGGGAGATGTGACTGGAGTGCTTGCAAAGGTTGCAAGTGCCTACAACAGTTCCGAACGCGCAATCGTTGCAAATGGCGGAGCAGTTGCTACTGGATCAGTCGCAGTTGGCTACTCATCTGCAACGAGTCTTGGAATTGGACTTCTTGCTTCCAATTCAACTTTCAAGCAAATTAAATTCTTTCCGACTCGGCTTTCAAATTCGCAACTTCAGGTGCTAACGGCATGAGTGATTACTATCTCCGATCAAACACAGAATCTGACATGGACGATGCACTCATCGCTGCTGGTGTGGCGCAGGAAATCACAGATGACGATGGTGAGGTTAACGTGCTTCCAGTCGATGGAATCACGCTCGACCGCATCGGGCCGATCCCGGCACAGGTGGACGAGGAAGGCGTGATCGTGCGACCCGGCGACAATCGCTATCACGCGAACATCCGGGCGACCATTGAACTCACCAAGGAACAGGAAGACCTGCTCCCGACATTCACTCCAACTCCCAATATCCCATACCGCGTCTTTCTGTAAGGAAACGTGATGACAATCGAAAACACGAATATCAAGGTCAGCCTGTCTACCGCTAACTGGATCGCCATTGTGGCGATTGCGCTGACCTTGCTTGGGATGCTGATCCCGGCGTATATCAACCACGACCGCCTGCTGATGCAGGTCGTGACCAATCAGGACAGCATCAGCAAGCGTCTCGACAAGATTGAGGCGCAACTTGAAAGGAAAGAACGATGAGCGATCTGCTGAAGAATTCGTCTTGGAAGACCACTGGTGCTGGCATTGCCGCCATTCTGGTAGCCGTGGGCGCATGCCTGACCGCCCTGACCGACAACAACCCCGTGACCGTCCCTGACTGGGGTTCGCTTGCTGCCGCCGTGCTGGCTGGCGTGGGCCTGATCTTCGCCAAGGACAACAAGAAGGCGGACTGATGTATGACTTTGTCAGAGCAGTCATCATGTCCCTGTTGCAGTGGCTGCAAGGGGTCGCTACGGGACGAGGTCAAGGTACAGATGCTCCTGCTGATCGCGGTCTTCTTGGCCGTGCTGGCTCTCGCATTCACGACTGGCTGCACAAGGACGGTGCTGGTAAGCGAGTCCAGCCCGATCAGGACCGGACCTGATGTGCATGGGAAGGTGTATGTGAAACAGGACGATGGGTGGAAACTGGGTGACAACGAGGTTCGGATTCCCGAAGGCTGGTACTGCGTGCCACCTTCGTTTGTAGAGGAGCAGCGGTAATGGCTATCAAGTTGCAGATTCGTCGCGATACGTTGACTAACTGGACCGCGAACCAGACTGTTGTTTTGCTTTCTGGCGAGATCGGTTATGTGACCGACACGCGCAACATGAAGATCGGTGATGGCACGACTACTTGGGAAAATCTCAAGTATCAGGCTCCGTACTACACCGGGGCAAACAGTGGCGCACCGGACACGCTTCTTGCTCTTGATGTTGGGAACAGCAGGGTTGGAGTTGGAACCAGTGCGCCGTCAAATTTGCTGCACACTCATCTTGCATCGGCAGCGACCGCTCGTATTCAGTTGTCGAATTCTACAACTGGAAGTTCCACAGATGATGGTCTTCAGTTGCGCGTAGATTCTGCTGGCGCAGCGTATGTAATGAATGGCGAATCCACCGATTTGCTTCTTGGCACTAGCAACACGGAGCGAATGCGTATTGCTTCAGGCGGCAATGTCGGCATCGGGACGAATAGTCCACAGTCGAAAGTTCACATTGAGGGAACTGCTCCGATCATTCGCCTGAAGGACACGACCGAAGCAAATAATGCGTATTCGCTGATTGATGCGAACAACGACGATGGTTCTATCAACATTTCCGCTGACCACGAAGGAACAGGAAAAGATCCATCTACCGTATCACTGTCTGTCGATGGAACAACCCGACTGCAAGCAACCACTACTGGAGTGTCAATCTCTGGAACCACAACTTGTAGCGAAAACATTTACGTTAGCACTGGAGGTGTAACTGTAAATGCTGGCGGCTTACAAGTTAACAACGGTGGATTGAATGTCATTAGTGGCACGGTCAGTCTCCCGACAAATACAGTCTCACTTGGTGCATTGGCAACGATAGCCGCAGGTCGGTTCATTGGAAATAACCTCGGTTCAACTGCGACTCCTGTAGCAGTGACTCAAGCGCAAGCGCAGACGATGCTCGGTCTTCCGACCCGTTCTCTTGGTTCTGTGAGCGTTGTCGGCACAGTAGACAGTGATGCGCAAAAGAATGCGAATCTAGCACTGGGCGCATGGGCGCAATTTCAACTTACGAGTAGTGCTAGTGATTCGACTACCGTTGGAATTGCTTCGCAGACATGGCTGTACTTTGTTTTCCGTGATGGTGGTACAGGCAGAATTGCAATGACAATTCAGACTAACGCAACCACTCTAGGAGCAATCATTACTGCAACTGGACATGCAAGCGGTGGAAATTTCACGTTCTGCGTCTGCCGGATCGCCTAATGCCATACGTCTCCGTCTCACTCCCCTACGGTGGAATCAACATCGACAGCGGCTTTTCCGCGCTGCCTGCTGGTTTCACTTCGGAATGCGTCAACATCCTTCCGTACGACCCGTACAAGGGTAAGTTGCGGCTTGGTCAGCGGCGATCACTGTGCGGGGCGTTTAAGTTCAACGACACGAGTCCGGAGGTCATTCGCGAGGTACAGACAATCCTTCGTGCCGATGCGTACGTCAGCGGTGAGTTGCTTCAGCGATGCATTGTCGTTGCTGGCGGAGAGGTGTACATCATCGACCCCGGTATCACAACTCCGGTCAAGGTTTCCTACGCGGCATCGACTTCAAAGTTGAAGTCCAGTGGCAACGTGTCCGTGGCGGTTATCGGCGAATATGCGTACTTTGCTGATGGCGAGAAGTATCGCAGGATGAAGATCACGCTGGAAACTCCCACTGTTGAATTCTGGGGTACAACCCTATCAAACGTCACTGTCCACAACACGAACGGGCATTTCCGATGCACCGCCGCGAATTTGACTGTTGGTGATCCGATTGCAGTGACTGGAGCATTTCCTGCTGGCGGTGGAAATATCACTGGATATTCCCATCAGGAAATGTTCTACGTCAAAGCAATCACCACTACTCCATACGAATTTACGTTGACGAGAGATCCGGATACTGCTTCCGGAGCGCAT